AGAGGTGACATAGATTTATTAGATTTAGTTAGTAGTGTATCACCACCTGGTATACAAAAAGCATTTTCTAAAGAAGGTGGAATAGAAAATCCTAATGACATTAGACATGCTTCATTCTTTTTAAATATGTTATTAAGTACTATTCGTAAATTATCTATTCCTAGATTACCACGTACAGCATTACAAGTTGTAGGAGGTTTAGATAATGCACCTGATGGATACGGTCCACTTACAGAAGGTAATTATAAACGTACTGCAAGAATAACTGCTAATATAACATTTGCTAGATATGAAACTACAGTAAATAAAAATGGGAATCCTTTTAAAAATGTTGATCAAGCTGTTAAATTTATCAAAGAAAATAGACAGTTCTTTTATGATATGTTTTTTGTAGATGAAAACGGTTATCCTACAGATGAAGTTATGATTCATGAATTAGATGTAGCACCTAATGGTGATATAATAATACCTGGTGAACCTATCATGGCTACTCGTGTACCATCTGGATCTAATGCATCACATTCATTTGGAAGATTAACTAATCCTACGTCTGAATCTTTTGCTAAAGCAAATCTTATAGTAACTAATGAAGGTATTAGATTAGCTAAAGGTGAAGATTTAGATGGTGATAAAGCATTTACTACAGCTTTATCTAGATCTTTATTTAATGTAAAGGGTGGTAGATTTGCTAGAAACAAAGAAGGTAAAATTATAGAAGTAAATCCTAAAGGTATTTACAATATGGTTATTACTTTTGATGGCTGGCAAGAAAGTAAAAATAAAACAGAGGGTGCAAAAAGTAAATTAAATAGAGCCTTTATGTTAGAGCTTGCTATATGGCATACAGGAGAAATAGCTCCTTCATATGAATTACAAAATGATATACCCAAAGCAGCATTTGATGCAGAGTTAGTAAATGATTTAAAAGAATCAAATGATTTAGATTTAACATTAAATACTCCAAGAGGGTTAGCCAATCAAGCAGAAATGTTTGCAGTTAGAGCTAATGCTATATCTATATTTGCAAAAACTAATGCAGTGTTTTCTTGGTTGATGGGTACTGAAAATTTAAAAGATTTAGGATTAAATATACAAGCTAGACAATTAGTAAATACAGTTACTGGTACTGATTATGATGTAAGAATTAGTGATTCAATATCTTTTGAGAATTATAATAGTTTAAAAAGAGCTTTAGATTTAATTTTAAACCAAGCATTAGATGATAACAAAGATATTAGATTATTCTTTTTAAATGTAAATGAATATACAAACTCTATTGTTCCTATATTAATGATGATGAATATTACAGAGAATGATTTCCCTGCTAATAATAAAGATTTTAGAAACTCAAAAGCAGCTGAACAAATTAAAAAGGTATTTGAATTTTTACAATCTGAAGCTATGAGAGATTATGTAGCAATGCAAAAATTCTTGAAGGATGGAATTGTATCTAAATCAGCTGCTAAAAAGAAAGATAATGAAAAGAGAGCAATAGCTAGATTTATAGAAAAACATGGAGAGCCATTATATCTTAACATTGAATTGTTATTTGATTTATCTAGTCAATTTAAACAAGCAGGTGATTTTTTAGATGCATCCTTTACACAGCCTAGAGATCTATCAGCATTAATAAGTTTAATTATACAAAATAATGAATTGAATACAGGTAATTCATTTATGGTTGATTTGTTTGATGATGCTACTGCTAAACAATTATATACTGATAATCCAACAGTTAGAATGTTTTTAGATACCTTAAATGAATATGCAGATCAAATGGATAAAACTGTATTTGGAAAAATATATGAAGCATATGAATTAGAATATTATGAGGAAAATGAAAACACAGGCTTTAATGTTCTTTCAGGCATTAATGAATTTACAAAGTTTATGAATATTGGTTTGCAATTAGATGCATTAAAGAAACTAGCAGAGTCTGATAAAAATGTTGTTAATGCTATACGTACTTTAACTAATAAAGAAATATCTCAAATGAGTTTAGAAGAATTTATTGATGCTATGAATCAAAGCGCATTGTCATTAGTTGAAGGTAAAGGAACTGAACAGGTCAGAAGAGTACGTCAAGATAGAACAGAAGACTTATCTAAAGCATTAGAAGTTAATGATAATGGTTATTTAACTTTAGTATTAGAACTTAGAGCACAAGAGTTAGATGTTAGTGTAAGTGATTTATTAGAACAATCTTTTGATAAGTTATCTACTACTAGTCAAGTAGCTTTAATGGTTCATGGTTTAATAAATTATGGATTAAGTACAACTAACTTTACTGGTAGTTATTTAGGATTTATGACAGCTAAGTTTTCTAATAAACTAAATAAAGCAATGCAAGAAGCAATAGATTCTAATATTAAATTATTATCTTTTTATACAAACATAATAGATGTTTTAGAGAAAAACTCTTCTTTATCACAAGAAGAATTAAAAATTGCTAAAGCTTTTGCTGAAACAACTCATAGAAGATTAACAGAAACTTCTGAAGAATTAGCAATAGAAGGAAATAATATTGATGACTCTTCATTTATTCCTACAGTTCAGACTCCTCAGGAAACTACTCCTGATGTTAGAGTACCTCAAGAAACTCTTCCTGATGTTTCAGCTCCTGTTGAAACTGCTGAGGAAACTACTACTGAAGAAGTAATAGATGATCCATTAACAGTTGATGATTCTGTATTAACTCCAACTGAAGATGCAGAAGTTGGTATGGAAAACATGTTAGATGTTATAAAAGATAATGAAGTAATACCTTTTAATGATGAAGTAGCAGAAGAAGATGTAACAAAAGCAAGACCTAGTTTGCTAGAGCTAGGAGATGGAGATGGTATATTAAAAGCAAGATCTGAGTCAATTGAATATACTGAAGGTCAAAAAACAGGGTTACTTAAAATTAATGAGTTCTTTAAAAACCCAGATCAGAATATGTTTTTATTAGCTGGATATGCAGGTACAGGTAAAACTACTATTGTTGAAAATATTGTTAAACATTTTAAACAAAAATATGGAGGTGAAGTAGTTATTACAGCTCCTACTAATAAAGCTAAAAATGTTTTATTAAATAAAATGATAAATACTTTCGCTCAAGGAGCAGTTAAGTTTCTTTCAGTAGATAAACTAGTATATAAAAGAAGTGCTGAAAAATTTAGTGATATAACATCCGCACCTATTGGTGCTAAATTAGTTATTGTTGATGAAGCATCTATGTTAAACAATGCATACATGTCTGAAATAATAGCACAAACAGAAGGCACAGATATTAAAGTTGTATTCTTAGGAGATAGTGCTCAGTTACCACCAGTAGGAAATCTAAAATCAACAGATAGAAATGCTTTTTCTTATGCAGTAAGTAATCGAAGAAACCAACCAGTTGAAGCTCCTGGAGGAGAAGGATTTACAATATTTAATTCTGATAATATTGATGACACATTTGAGTTAACAGAAGTAAGAAGACAAACAGCAGAGTCAACAGTATTACAATTAGCTACTGCTATACGTAATAAAAATCAAGCTATTATACCTACAGAATCTAAAAATGAAGTAGAGGTAATGAGTAGCACCCAAGAGTTAATACAAAAATATATTTCTTTATATAAAAAGTTACAAGAATCAGAAGAGAATCCTTCTGCTGTAGTTCTTACTTTTACTAATAAAGATAGGAATAATTTTAATTCACAAATTAGAAACGCTATAGTTCCAGCAGGTTCTGAAGCAGTTGTGGATGGAGAACCTATGGTAGGTTTAGGTAATAATGATAATACAGAATTGGATAATGGACAACAATTTGTAATAAAAAATCCTCAAATAATAGGTAGTTTTAAAGGTATGATTAAAGGTCATGCTGGTAGAGATGAAGAAATAATTGAAGCTCATTTTGTTATGTATGAACGTGAAGTAACAACTGATGATGGCAAAGTTGTTTTACAAAAACGAGTAGGTTTATTTATTCCTCAAACAAAAGCAGCAAGCATTGCTCCTCAAAGTATTAATTATATATTTAAAAATAGTTCTAAAGAATTTCAAGACTGGATGGTATCTGTAGGGATGGCTCAAGGTTTAGTTACTACTAAAAATGGTAGAATTAATCTTTCTGATGATATGGAAATATTTACTTTAGGTTATGCTATGAGTGGTCATAAATCTCAAGGGTCACAGTGGAAACATGTATTTGTAAATGATATTTATGCTAGAGATCAGAAATCTGGTAATCAATGGTTGTATACAGCTGTTACTAGAACAAGTGATAAATTATATGTTTATGGAAAACAATCTTCTAATTATAAAGTAGATAGATTAGATTTTAACAATATATCTGAAGCAGCTAATAGTACAGTAGTTAATGAAGGTTCAGGAACTCCTTCGTTTTCTGTTGATAGTTATATTTTAAATCTTGAAGGTTTTGTTCCAATACCTAGAAGACCAATTGTTAACCAAGATATACTTGATCAATACTCTGTATCTTATGATGCAACTCCAGGAACTGTAGAAACTGCTATTCAATATGGTATAGATATAAATGATACTCGTATTCCTTGGCAAGATATATTTGTAAAAGCTGCAATGATAGATAATAACGAACAGTTTATGAGTAATAATCCTGCACAAACTGATAGCAGAAAACGTATTGCTAATAAAATTAAAAAGAATATTGCTAGAGTGAAAAGATCTGCTAGTAAATTTAATGAATTACCAAAGGAACTACAGGTCCATTTAATTACTAACTTTAATTCTATGTCTAAAGAAATACTTCCTGCTATTAAATTATTAGGAAAGTTACAATACAAAGAAGCTATGGATGCTATCTCAAGTTTAAATACTGAAAACTATCAAGATATTATATTAGCTGATTTAGTAGCTAAACATTTTGCTATACAAGATTCATTAGAAAAAGCTAAAAATAATATAGCTCCTAATGTATTACTACAAACTGGTAGATCTGAATATGGTATTACTGAAGTAGATCTATTTGGTTACATTGTTAAGTCTGATATACATAGAGAATTAGAAGAAGTTAATCTATCAGTAACAGATATTTATGGAACTGTTGCTCAACAACATAGATTGTTAAAAGATGTTGAAGCTAATGGTGATATGAAGTTATTAGGAAAAGTTAAGAAAGCTATTAGATTAACTAATGGTGTTCCTACTAAATTCCAACTAACAAATAATACTGTTAAAGAAGAAATAGAACCAACAAATGAGTTATCTTTTTCATTAATGAGTATCATTAGTAATGAAGCTGACTTTAATTTACGCGGAGAACCTAATGCTGGCACACAAAAAATGCAAGATGATTTAATTAAAGCATCCAGGGCATCTAGATCTGCTATAGAAAGAGGTAGAATCAATGCTAAAAATGCTGGTAGATTAATTGGCTTGCATGACTTTATAGATGAAGATGGTAAGGTCATTAAAACGAATAAAAAAATAAGAGCATATGGAGAGAAAGTACAAAAGTTACTTCCTTATTTAATTGAGTATATGTTTAATCCTAAAGTAAACTTAACACGTATACCTTATATAGGTGATTATGATCAAGACATGACATGGTTGTCTCCTAAAGAAAAAAGTTTATTAGAAGGTACGTTTGCAGAAGGTTATAATTTTTTACCACCTGATTTATATGATAGAATATCTGCTGATTTATTAGCTGGTAGTAAAGGTGCAGTTATAGCTAAAGTAGAAGATTGGTTAAATAGAAATAATCTTGCAACATTAATGGCTACTCTAGAACAAGAAAGAAAAACAATAGCTCCTCATTTACCTTCTATAGGAAAGTCTTTAGTCAATACTTTCCAAAAAGTATTAGAAGATCAATATGAAATATTAACTACAGAGGGTAAATTATTAGGCGGAGACTTTATAGCTCATCGTGAAAACTATGTACCTCATGATAATTACAAAAAACGTGGAGATGAAAAAGGTGCATACAATCAAAAAACTTTAGATGAAGATGCTGCTAGATCAGAAAATGCTCGTCAATTTAAAACATTTTTAGATGCTGCTGTAATGGGTGGACTGTTACCAGTTAATAATGGATATGTTCCTACGGTTGATAGATACTTAACTACTACAGCTCATTCATTAAGAACTAAATTAGCAGCTCTATCTTTTGGTAGTACGTTAGATAATGACATGCTTCCTATGATGTTATTTGATGATGCTGGTCAGATGGGAATGTTGACTGAAGAATCTGCTCAAGCTTTAATTAACGCATTAGAGGCAGGCATGAAGGTAATTGACCCTGACTTCACATTTAAGACAAAACGCTTTCAGAACGCAATCTCGAGGCTTTCAGGCATGGTTAGTGAGATAAAGCCTGAAAAACTAGGATATAAACGTATAAAAACAGGATTTAAGAATGCTCAATATGCTTGGGTTAAAGAAGGTACTCCTGCATTTATAGCGAAGCATGTTTTCTATGATAAAGAAATGACTGATAGTAAAGCATTTAATAAGTTCTTTAAAGCACAATTATTATTTAGCCAAGCCTCTAAATCAGCTTCTATATTTGTATCTTTATTCCACCCTATAGCGTTAGCAGAATCATTTATTGCTATGGAAGGATTAACAGGGATAGATAATAAAGGAACTATACTATCTAAATTAATCTTTAGACCTTTTAAAACTATTAAAGATTTACGTATGATGTATAGAAAAATGGTAACTGATCCTAACTTTACAACAGACTGGCAAAAAGCTGGACTAATGTTTGATGTAGGTAACTCTCCTGATATTAGATATATAGAATACAATAACTTTATAGATAAAGTAACTAATAAATTATTAGGTAATCCCATTACAGCTCCTTTCGGAGCAGGATTTAAATTCTATGGTGGTCTTAAAAAGATGACAGATAGATGGATGTGGGAAATAGGATTACCTATGATGAAGTATTATGCAGCTACTAATTTATATTCTTTAGAAGCTGAACGTGCACTTGAGAATGATGAAGAATTAGATGTACAAAAAACTAAAGAAGCTATCGCTGCTTATGTAAACGATGCATTTGGATCTCAAGAATGGGAGCAATATATATGGGCGAATCCTAAAACCAGGGACTGGTTACAATCTTTAATGTTTGCACCTGACTGGACATTATCTGCATTAAATATATCTGGTGTAACACATATGACTCCTATCAATAGAGCACTAGGATCTCCAACAAGTGAGTTTCATGTAAGGAATAGAATGGAAAGATACTGGACCGGGTTTGCTGGTATTGTATTACTAGCTCTGCCTAACATGTTGCAAGCATTAATATATGAACTAGCAGGAGCTATAGATCCTGATGATGAAGATCATTTAAATAAAGAAAATAGATGGACTTGGGAAAATGAAAAGGGTCACAGATTAGATGTAGATGTAACTCCTATCTTTAGATTAATGGGTAAAGATAATTATGGTAAAACTAAAGAGAGAAAGATTTACATGCGTTGGGGCAAGCAGGCATATGAGGTATTTGAAGGATGGTTAGGAGGTCCTCAAGAAGCAATGAAGACAGCTGTAGGTAAATCATCTGTAGGTGTTAAAGTTATTATGGAACAAACATTGAATATGAAAACAATAGGATGGGAAACTGAATGGGCAGAGAGTGAGTTCTTTGAATCTTTATTAGGAGTAGAAGGTAAATTCTGGGATGGAAGAATAGCAGGAGTTATTAAAAAGTTCATGCCATTATCTGTACAACCTATTATTGATGAGATGTCTACACCCGGGTCAGGTCGTCCTCCATCATTCTTTGCACCTGTTAGATTAGGCACAAGTGGTGCTGCAGCTCGTAAAGAAATAGCAAGTGTAATTGATATATATGCACGTGCAGGATTTGAAGCAAAGCTTAAAGGATTTCAAAAGGTAGAACAAATGGAATCTTTGGTAGAAGATATTCTTATTGCTGTTGAAAAGAATGGATACGATGCTGATGAAATATTTAGACAAGCTTTATCTAGTGTAAGAACTAAATACTATGAAGATTATTTTGAAGCTTTACAAAAGGATGATGAAAAGGATGCGATCCGTGCAGCTGAATTATTAAATAGAGTTAGAACTTCATTACCTCAATTTAAAAATTCAATGAGAGAACGACTAGGTACTCAAAATGTATCGTTTAATTTAGTACATCAAAAAGTTCTTAATGACTTTTATAAAGGATTTAGAAATAATGTTAGTGAAGGATATGGTGCAAATAGTTGGGCATTTCCTCAACAAACAAATATATTTAGAACTATTAGAAGAAAGAGGATGTTATAATGGACTATATAATATTTGTATTATCTTCTGCTGGAGCAGCTTACATCATTGCTATTAGTAGAATATTTAAAAATATAAAAGCAAAAATACTAGGTACTGATGAAGATAAACTTATTGTTTACTTTTTTAATTGTCCTATGTGTCTTGGATTTTGGACTAGTTTAATTTTTTCCTTGACATTTTTTTCTTTACCTTACAACTCTTTTCTGTTAGCTTGTGCTGTAAGTTGTATTATTCATCTGTTATGGATGATAAGTAATAAAAAATCTAAGGATTGTGGATGTGGAAAAAGTAAACTTACCGAGTGATCCAGTAGCAAGAAAACAAATTCCTTTATATACAGGACTTATTAAATATTTTCCTGATGCTTTAATAGAAGTAGCTAAAAATTCATATAAAGGATCTCAACAACATCATCCTGAAAAAGGTGTACATTGGGATAAATCAAAATCTAAAGACGAACTAGATGCATTAATGCGTCATTTATTTGAGGGTGACTGGGCTGCGGTAGCCTGGAGAGCTCTTGCTCATTTACAAAGGGAGTGTGATAATGAAAGACGAGAGAAATGATATATTAGTTAAGGTGTTAGAAGAGTTTCCAGACTCTCCTACATTAACATTAGCAAAGAAAATTTATAAAGATCATCCTGCTTTATTTTCTTCTGTTGAAAATGTACGAAGTGCAATTAGATATAGACGAGGTAATATTGGTGAAAGATCTAGAAGTACATTAGATAATAAAAAATATGTTAGAGAAAATGGTAAAGCTGGTTTTAAAATTGAATTACCTAAAAGTGTAGCTGAACCAAAAAAACCTTTTAAATTACCTGAAGGTAAAAGTTTAGTCATATCTGATGTACATGTTCCTTATCATGATGACAAAGCATTACAGCTTTGTATGGATTATGCTAGATCATATGCACCAGATAATATAATTATGAATGGCGATATAGCAGATTTCTTTTCTATATCTAGATGGGAAAAAAATCCAGAGCATAGAAATTTATCTAGAGAGTTAATGTTGGTCCGTCAGTTTCTACAATATTTACGAGAGCGTTTTCCTAAAGCTAGATTAATATATAAGATAGGTAATCATGAAGAGCGATGGGAAAAATTTATGTGGTTAAAAGCTCCAGAGATTTCTGGTATATCTGACTTTCAAATATACGATCTATTAGATTTTGCTAAGTATGGAATAGAAGAAGTAGGTGGTAAGCAAAAAATGAAAGCAGGTAAAAATCTTACTATTATTCATGGACATGAAATGTTTAACTCTACAGCTCCTGTTAACTTTGCTCGTACTCTCCAAACTAATCTTGGAGTATGTGCAATAGCTGGTCACCGACATCAGACATCACAACATGCATTTAAAACTGCAGATGATAAGCATATACACTGCTGGTCCCTTGGCTGTCTGTGTGATATGGCTCCAGAGTATGCTGTTATTAATAGATGGAATCATGGATTTGCTACATTAGAATTACATGGTAATACTTTTCAGGTTAACAACTTACGTATTATTGAAGGAAATATTTTTTAATGGCACAAACTCATAAAACAGAATGGACACTTGAAAAAAAACAAGAGCATTATAATACATATATCAATGATAAATTTGATCGTAAAAAATATGATAATGAAGTTACTCAAGACCTGGGAATAAGTAAAACTTGTACTATAAATAATAAATTATATGGACCAAGAGATTCTCATAATCATATAGGTTATAATCAATATTTTATTATCGATAACTTTTTATCTAACTCTTGGGCAGATAAATTATTACAATGGTCTATTGATGCAAAAGAAAATTATGTTTTTAAAACTCAAGTGAACAGATGTTCTTCTTTATTATTTTTAAATAAAGATACAAAGCCAACATTTAAATATGTTGGAAAACAAATACATAAAAAATTACAAGATGTATTAGAAAACCCTCCACCAGGATATGTTGAGATGCAACTTACTCGTAGTGGTAATGGAGATTTTTTTGGTATACATACAGATCCTGGATGTGCAGGAGGTAATGATGTATTTAACAGAAGAGTAACTTTTGTTTATTATCTTTTAAAGAATAATAATTTTAAAGATGGTGATTTAGTATTACATTTAGAAAAAGATGAAAAGGTTTATATACCACCTATTCATAATAGATTAGTTATTATGTATCCATTTACATTACATGAGATAACACAGTTATCATGTGGAGATGAATGGTCTGATGGTAGATTTACTTTTAATGGTTGGTTTTGGGATATAAAATCTAAACAGAATATAGATTTATATGAATAAAGATTTTTACATTATACCAGATTATGATTTTTTAAAAGACGAACATTTCATTCCTATAAGAAATTATTTTGAATCTTCTCATCCTCTTTGGACATTTTTACCTGATACTAATAAAGCAGAAAAAAATAGTAATGAACCTCATGGAGGACAGTTTACTAATACTATTTTAAATACTAATGAAAAAAATAAAAGACTAATAAATAAGTTAGTATTTAGATCAATGATACCTTTGTTTAAAGGTATAGAAAATATATTACCTGAAGAACATGGCATTATGCCTATTAGAGTTAAATGTAATTTAAGATATAAAAGAAATAAAACAGATAAAACTATTCCGCATGTTGATGTTTATAATGCACAAAATGATAATATATTTTCAGCTATTTATTATTTAGATAATGCTGATGGTAATACTATTTTATTTAAAGAGTTTTCTGATACATCTGAATCTATAGATATTAATAAGATAAATGTTTTAGCTAAAATAAAACCTTTTAGAAATAGAATAGTTATATTTCATTCATCTAGAGTACATGCAGGTATGTCTCCAATGGTAAGTGATACTAGAAGAATGATTAATTTAGTATTTCAAATTAATAAAAAATCTAAATAGTAACTGCTAAATTAAACAACATACCAGCTGCACAAGATGCTAAGATACTAGTTATTATTAAACCTATATAATCAGGATCCATTTTATATTCCTTTTAAATCGTTAATAATAGTTTCTCTTTTCTTTCTTCTATCAACTTTGATTCCTCTTTTAATACAAAGTTTTATTAGTTCTTCTTTAGTTAAGTTTTCTAGTTTAGGCTTCTTTCCTAGAATTGCATTAATTACTATATGATAAAATTTCATATCACCACTTCTCCAGCCTGTCTTTATTTGAATTATCATTGTCTACTAAACTTAAATAAGTCATCATGGTTATACTAATGAATAAACCTAAAACTGCCAACCATTTAAATTCTTCCATTTGTTTCTCCTTTTATATACGATTTCTTTAAAAAAGCAAAAGGGGGATTACTCCCCCTGCTGTTGTTATGCTTCCCAAGAGCTACCTCTGTAATTACCAGATGTAACTTTTGGTTGTACTTCAACGTCTTCGGTGTTGTAAGTTGTACCTCTATAAGAAGCAATATGATTTTTTTTCATCGCTTCTTCGGATATAACTTTAGCACCTCTATATTGTAGAGTAGCCATTTTATTTCTCCTGAGTTACGATGCGTTCCTTCCCACACCATGTGGTACTTCCGTCCTATTTGGATGAACGTTCTTCAAGTACTAGTTTACCACCTTTGTCTAATACAAAGTCACCTATTCGAGGTTTCCAAACCATAGCTCTTCCTCCTCTTTTCTTTTTTACTTTACGCCAAGACCATAGTTCTAAAGGGGCATGCTGTAACCATTTAGTTACTATCTCTTCTTTTTCAAAGATCTTATTTACATGTCCGGTCCAGTCTTGACCTGTAGATTGTATAGCTATTATACCATTTGTTTCGTCAATAGCTATTATATCTATAAAGCCAAAGAGATCTTGGCGTATACCAAACTTGCCGCCATACTGTTGAAACTTTTCAACAATGCCACAAATTCTGCCATTATCTCTATTAGCTTTTAATGTTCTTTGAGTTGGAGACACTCCTGCCATGTTAATCACTCATAATTTTAGATAAAAATACTTTGCCATTAGCGTCTTCTTTTATATCTTTTTTTATTTCTTGTTTTAATTCTTCAAGCAAATCTTTTCTTTTAAATAATAAAATACTAATTACTCTACCTAGAATAGATATATCCCAGGTTGGAGTACATAAGTATTGAGTATTTTGACACAGGGCAGCAGTTAATCTTGAACACATACCATGATAATCAGCTACTTCTTCTGTTTTTAATTTAATCTTTTTCATTTGCTATTAATACCTTTCCTACTACGGAAGCTACTATCTCAAATATAAAGTCATCTATATGTATATCATCACCTATTGTAATTTGTTTGCTATCATCAAAGGTATAAAAAAATTTTCTTCTTACTATATTTAAAGCTGCTTGCATTCCTTCGTGCACAGCTGTTTTAATATAAAGTTCTTTAGGTAATGATGCATCTAAAAATATTTGAATAGAATCTTCAAGTTCATCAGTTATTGTAAATCCATGTATCGTATCATCAGATTCAAAAAGTATATCATTCACATCTAATTTATGTTCATAATTTATTTTAGCATATGCTTCATCTATTGTAGCACAATAATATACTGTAATAGTTGGACACTTTGGTAGATTAATTTTTTTAGTAATCATTTTTATCTTCCTGTTGATAGCTTCTTCTTTTAGATAATCTAGTTGTATATCCTATATCAAGTAAAGCTTCCACTACTTCATATTCTTCAAACATTGCATGAAAAACATCAGGATCTATTTTATCATATGATTGAACTAATTTTTTTAAATATACAGGACACTTTTTATTTTCTTCATCATAAAAATCCCAGTATACAATACATGCTATTTTTATTTTTAAATACTCATTAGAGATTGAAGACAAAGCGTTCCTCCATTGTGTTGATTTATAATCTTTCAACAATGAATATGCTGAACGCTTTCTTCTTCTACGTCTCATCTCTGTTTGTATTCCTCCCATTCACACATTGATAAGAATTTATTATATGGTTTATTAAACATCATATGAACCTCGCCTGTTGAGCCGCCTCTATTTGCTGCTACTCTTACAGTACACTGTTCTATACTTGGATGCAACCAAGAAGGTTTATTAGCTACAGCTACAGTTGGTGGACCTATAAACATAATAATGTAAGCATCTTGTTCTATAGCACCAGAGTCTTTAAGATCATGGATCTCAGGCATTGGTGCAGCAATGTTTCCATCTTTACCTTTGTAAGGTCTACTAATCTGAGATAACAATAATACTGCTACCCCGGTTTCTTTTGCAACTATTCGTAACTCATTAGTCATATGTTGTATCTCATAAGTTCTACTTTGGAATTTTTCACCAGGAGTAGAACTAATAATTTGTAGATAATCTACTACTACAAACTTTACTTTTCGTTCAGTAACGTATTCACGTATCTTTGAGCATATCTTCTCAATGGTTTGACCAGGTGCATCCTCAACAAAGAGAGGAGCCATAGACAAAGTTTCAGGACCTTTATATATAAAGTCGTTGATTTCTTCTTCATTCATTTGTCCTAGTTTAAGTTTCTTGTTATCTACCTCTGCTATATCGGAACCTGCTTTCTCAAGCAGCTCTTCTTCATCCATTTCTAAAGAAAAAAACAGAGTAGGTTTCTTGTTCACTAACGCAGAGAAGACTGCTTCATTCAAAGCCAGGGTAGATTTACCCATTTTAGGTCTTGCTCCAAGTACAGTGATCTTGCCGAATGGATACCCAGCAGTATGATTTTGTATTTCTTGCCAACGAGATTGAATACCAGAGCATCCTTTTAATAGTATCTTTCTATAACGCTCTTTCATTATCTCTATTCTATCAGATCTTGATAGGGACTCATCTGCAAAGGTACCCATTCTAGCAAGACCATGTCTAACAGATGCTGTTACATTTTCTAAATTATTACCTTCATCTAATTCACGTAATCCTTTTCGCATAACATTGGCAGCTGTTTTTCTAAAACTTTTTTCCATTATATTTTCTATATGAAAATCTATATTATCTACAGAAGAAACTAATTTAATACTACTCATGAGTAAGGTAGATATTGATTCTTGATCTAGATTTTTATTCTTTTCTAAAGATTCTATTACAGAAACTGTATCTACATCTACTCCTTTTGAATTTAGTTCTTCTGCACAAGTCCATATAGATCTTGTAGTTGATGATTCTAAATGATTGGATTCAAGTCCTAGTTTGTTGGCACTCTTTCTTACCAACGGGTAATCTCTAAGCATAGAGCCTATTAAATATTTTTCAGATGACACTTCATCAGACATGAATCCTCCTTAAAAAAACAAGAGCCAGATTTACCTGGCTCTATTCATACTACAATAATTATTTACCATCAAGAAAATTTTCAACAGAAAGTTCTTTTGATGTCATTTGATTATACTTTTGTAGTAATTCTTTTCTAGTATCAGTAGTCCAACTTTCTGGATTACCATACATCTTTTCTAATTGAAACAACTCAATCTCTAAATTGTCTGAGAATGCAGATTCAATTTGTTTGACTTGTGTTTCAGTTAATAAGTCAGCTTGTTTAGGTTGAGGAGGATTCTCTACAGGTGCAGCTTTTTGTACAGGTGCAGGTGCAGGTTTAGGTGCAGGTTTACTGACTACTTTTTTTTTACTAGTAGCTTCAGCTCCATTACCATCATCATCCTCACAATCTGCTATACCTAACAAAGTAGCAAGACCATAACGTCTAGCATATGTAATAGCAGAACCAAATCCTTGTGGGGTATCTTTATCTGCATGAACAGTAGCTTGACCTGTCATAACTTGACCTGATGCATGTAATAACATTGTAGTACATGTAACGTCTCGTTCTTTTGTTTCAATAGTTTGCATAATACCTATATCTACTTCAGACAATATAGGTTTAACATCATTAAGAATACCATCTAGAGTCATATACTCTGATCTGAAATGTGGATTTTTACCATCTTTCTTTGATGCCATTCTTGGTAATACTTTGACAAGTGCTGGTGCAATCTTGTCTATATCTTCAGTTCTTCCGATCATAATGCTTCTTCTCCGAATAAGTTGTTATTTAATTCTAATTTCAAACGATTCCTCAAGCTTTCATAAACTTTAGTTTGAGGACCTGTCAAATGTTCTGTGCGTAATTTACTACGAAGCTTTCTCTCATAGTCATTTATAAGACTAAGCACCTGCCATTTATCATCTTTAGATAAACAACAAGTGCTTAATTGATCAAGACATCTTTTTATAACTACTATATTAGCAATGTCTTCTGAAAGTTGTAGTGCTTCGTCATTAACTACCGGAACATAAAGAACCGGCTCTTCCATTAGAAAGGTGCCGCTTCTGATTCACAGTTCTTTGTACATAGTTCATCAATTACTTCTGATAAATATGCTACAACTGCAGTAGCTTCTCGTTGAGAAACATTAGGACCCATTCGATTACCATCTATGGATACTGCAAATGTTCCTGTTTCAAGTTTATTAGCTACAACTCTATCGCTCTTATCAAATTTAATTTCAGTAAGAGGTTGTTGCTTAACTCCCTTGACGCGTTGATCATAGATTCTATCTACAATACTTTTCTGACTTAAAGAAAGTTGTGGTCTAGTATCAATTGGAGTTGAGTCATTATCTCCATGTATAAAACCTTTTTCCCACTCACTTAATTTATCATCATTCTGTTTGATCTCTTCTATCTTTTCAAGATATTCTTGTTCGATAGCCATAGTTATTCTCCTTGTTAAAATGGAGGAGCTACATTATCAGCTTCATCCATTGCTTTTTTAATTTCATAACCATCATAAATTTTTCTAGGTAACCTAGTTCTAAATTTATTAGGAAGCTCAAGTACATATGGTATCTTACACTCTGTACAAACACAACATAAATAAGAATATTTCTTTTGTTTTCGTTTGTTCAGTTTACTAGTAAACAAATCTATACTGATATGATTTGTTGTATGTTTAGATAACAAATGTTCTAATCTTATATGTACTAAATCTGCTTCACCACATGTTGGACATGTTTCATCAAACAAATTTAGTTTTCCATATTGTTCTATATTACTTTCAATAATCTCCATTAAATCTTCTTTAATGTTTTGAGGTAAAGGTAAATAGGGAAAGGTACACTCAGTGTATTTAGGTCTCATTGTAAAAGGTATATATGAGGGGTAAGCATTATCAGGTGCTTTTGCTTTATCATATTCCACTTTTGGGAGACTTCCTGAAAAACTTGGGATCATCCAAGGTATAGGATTTTCAAAACCTTTACGTAATTCAAGCCTTTCCTTATTCATTTTCTTATCTACTTCAATATCCATGTTAGAAAGGTGGACTAATCTGTTCTTTGAATTGATTGCAGAATGGTGCAGCTTTGCAATATCCCCTTGCACATCTTCTGCTTTCTCCCTTTCGGTATTCAATTTCAAGATTGTCCTTATCCTTTCTTCCCTGGATAAAAAGTTGAGCTTCTGATCTATCAGTAAATGATGATGCTTTTGGTAAAGCTGTTTTATACCCAGAGGATTTACTAACTTTACCGTCTTTCTTTACTACAGCAAATCTATCAGGATCTGCCCAGCGTTCTTCTTGAGAACAGAAAGGTAAGTCTCTGTCACTTAACTGTTCAGCATCTTTAAATAATTCAATTCTTTCGTCAATGTAATTCTTTATCTTTTCATCAGACCAAATAGGAACTTCTACTACTCCACATTGATTAGGTGGATAGTTATGTTCTCGTAAAGCTTCTGAGGATCTCCAGTCTCTTGCAATAATATGCAATTTAATTTTACTTACTTCATATCCTAGTTGCTTTAAAGACCATACATAAAAGTTCATTTGTCTGACCCATTCTATTTTAGGGTTACCAGCCAATGCATTTTTCAATACATATACTGATGTAAATTTAAAGTCATTAAGTTCAAACACATTAAACTCATTAGGATCTCTTTCTAATAAGTCAGGTTTAAAACTAATTTCTTTATCTTTATATTTTAATAAGAATCTTCTTTCTGCCATAGATCCAAGTGATGCATTTCTTTCTGCAATTAAATGACCCATGTTTCCAAAGAAGCTCCATATTAAATCAGCTACATCTTCAGTAATTTTTTCTCCATGTCTTTGTTTAAGCAATACAGCTCTAGGAGAGTCAATTAAAGATGTAACTGATTGCCATCCAACACTATCATAATCTTCATTGTAAGATTGTATAGCATCTGCAATACAGCTAGAAATCCCTGTTCGATTTGTATATTTATCGCTCATGTTTTCCTACCTCTACTTCTATAATTTTATATGGTTTAAATCTATCATGTATTCTTCTAATCTGTTCATTATCATATGAAGGATTATCATAATGCATCCAATCAGATCCATATGTAGACAGCATTAAGAATGGAGTTTTAATTTTATATTTCATAAACTCTTCATTATCAGCTGGCATTAAATCTGTTAGCATAACTATACCAGATGCACATTCTTTGTCAGCTTGAATGATAGCATTTGTATATAATGTACCTCCATATGATTCTCTTATTCTATCTTTATCAGCTACAGGTAAATTAGTCTTATCGAAAACTTGCATACTATCATAAAATACTTCGTCATCAAAGGGTAACAACTTGATAGATAAATTTTCTGAATACTTTACCATGTCACTCATATGATCATAAACTGTACTAACAGCTTCATTACTCATAGATCCTGAAACATCTATTAACAAAACAATATTACTAACACCTTTATCTTTTCTTGAAGGCATAATAAAATCAGATTGTGTATGTCTTCTAGATGGTCTTCGATAGTTAGGTCTACCTTTTGTTGTTACTTGTATAAATCTTTCAAGTTCTCTTTTCCAATTAACTTTTGGTGGTGCAGAATACTTTTCAATAAATGCTTTAGCACTTTGTGAACTTTCATTACCTGAACCTCTTGAGTTAATAGTAGCTGAAGCTATATTAGAATTTGATTTCATTTCTTCTTCTGTAATATTGCCTGGACATTCTAATACAGTACAATCATCATCGTTATTTAAACCTAATGAATTAATATATTCTTTTCTTTCATCCTCATCCATGTTTTCAAGTTCATGATCAATCATACTCATGTACTCTTCTGCACTTAACAAATGAGGGAAATCTTGGAATGGTGGTTCTTTTGGTATACAACCTCCAGATAAAAACTCTGAACCAATCCAATAGTTACGTTCTGTTTTAACTAACAAAGAATTAATAGCCAAGTCAGCTGCTATATTAAATGCTTTATGGTAACTCACATCCATATCTTTAAATTTTCTTTCGTATTTAGGACGAAGTTGTTTAGCTCTTATATGATGTTTGTTTGCCACATGCATAGCTTCATGCTTGAGTAGCTCAACTAATTCTTTTTGTTTTAGTTTATTAATGTAGTTTGGGTTATACAATAATGTATTACCATCAGTTGCCATTGCTGCATCTACATCTTTTGTTTCCACAATTTCTTGTTTAACAATTAATGTAGAATAAAAAGGACTCACTCTCATAAGTCCTAGTATACCTCTTGAAACTATATCGCGATTAGTCATAATGATTCTCCTATCATTTTAATAATGTGATTCCAGGATAATCCTACTTCCTGCTCATGCTTTACAGCAGTATCTCTTTCTTCTTTTCTTAGCTTTTTATTAGTAGTTATATGATGTATACCTTTAAGATAATTTTTAAGAACAGAGTCTATAAAGACTAAAGCGGTAAAGCTTTCTTCAGATAGTTTACTTTTTAATATATTTTCTATTTCATCTTTCTTTTCTACCTCTTCTTTTGTGTTTTCTGTAGTCATAATTAGACCTTTCATTCTTTGGCGGTTTAGCTCTTTTCTCTGCGATCCATTTCGGATAGCCTACCATTATTAAAGCATCAGCTAAAGCTTTTTCGCTAACATTTAATTCGTCTTCACGTTTATACGTTCGCATAAAATCTTTAATGTAATGCTCTGTCCCAGCTGGTTTCTGAGATATTAAATCCCAATAAACAATAGCAGCTACTTTCTTTCTAGTAGATAGACATTCAATTCTATTTAGAATTTGTTCCCATCTATCACTGCTATAGTCTTGCATTTTAATCCAGTACATAGGAATTTTTCTGCCTGTTACTCTTATACCATGATTCATAAAAATTCTGAAGAGAACTCGCACATACATGCGAGCCCTCTCCAGCTCCTTTGATTAACTTAACTACACGGAGATAGTTGAAAGTTTTTCTACAACACTACCTGATACTTCATTAATACCATCCCTTACCATAGGGGTAGTCTTAATTGCTTCAGGTGACCATTGACAAATGTCTTCTCTAATAGTTTGACAAGCTTCTTTGATACGCTTGTCTCCTGTTATATTTAGATTTTCTACAATGTCAGTAAGCTCATTAAGATTTTCTAAGCTGCGTTTATACTTCTTACCATTCTGATCTTCCTGCGAAGTTCTATCTGATAAGTCAGTTACAGCTTTAGAAAGCCTGTCAACAATATCTGATACCCCGGTTTTAATCTTGGTTTCATATTGTTTTTCCATGCTTTCTTTAAGTTCTCTTCTAGCTTCTTGGTCAATACCTTGTATACGTATATCAGATGTAGAAGCTGCTGCTCCCATATCATACTCAATTTGTAAAGCGTCTTCAAAAGATTCTTTAGTAGGAAACTCCATATCGAGATCCCCTTTGTTATCTTCAAAAGAACTTTTCAAATCATCATACTCATCAATAAATACTTTCTGATAAGCATCTTGACATTCTGTAATATAAGTTTCTAATGTATCTTTGAAGTCTTTATACTTTGATGAAGGTATTACCCTCCAACTTTTAGTATCCCAAGGTAATGTATTATCTGTATAAAATGTACGTAAGGTAGATAAAGCTCTAGTAAATTCACTAATACGATATTTATCATACATGCTCACACCAGTCTTTAGCATAGAAGAATTACACTTCTTTTCTTCTGTTACTAACTCTTGTACATCAGGACTATATCGATAACCCGTATCATAGCTACAATTTAATTTAACCATGATCATTTTATCGACAACTTTACTTACGTTATCTGTAATCATAATACCTCCTATTTGCTAATTAACAGATGTTTGTTTTTATCAAAGAACCTTTTGTATTGCTTGGTAGCTACTACATCGGGCTCATACTTTAAGATATTATCAATTGCGAATACCTGTACCTCTGAAGGTGCTTTCATCATAAGATCAATAGCATCCCCAGCTCTTTCTTTATTGCGTGAACAATAAGAAGCTACATTGATAGACAGCATATAAGTTAGATCATTTTTATAAAACACTTCATGATCCTCAAACTTATCAGGATTATCTAACATCTCTTCGATGTCAGGTAGATCTTTACGCATTCTATCAAATGCTATTAACTC